GCCATTACTGTTCTTTGTCAAATTTAGTGAATAGCTTTCGAACATACTTATGTAAATCTGAATTTCCCTTAGACGATAGTGTTTCAATTTTACCTGTCTGCTCTGGGTTAAGGATCGTTTCACCTCCAGTCATCTCACCAATTTTAGCTCCATCACGCATGATATCAATTGGATTTACCTTGTGAGAGAAAGGACCAGGAGTCTCTTGTACCTTGGCCCCTTCTTCCGCAGCAAAGCCGAAACCCTCAGGATTAGCAGCCATCATATCTCCTACGCCGCTCGCTAAGTCTCCAAAAGCATCAAACCCAGCTCCAGCTTGTTGAATTTGAGATTTATTCAACGCGTCTTGCGCTGACTGCACCCCAGCTAAACCTTGCCCAAGAAACACTCCAGATAGCTCTCTTTGACCTGCGATATTTTTATCCATAACGGACTGCTCAGCAGCTCCTACTGTTTGTCTTGCTTGTTGCTGTCTTGCAAACGACCTTCCTTCAATACCAGCTGTTTGCTGAGCGAGTTGATCTGCAAGCGCGGTTGCTCCAGCGCCAGGCTGTCTGCCAAACTTAGACATCTCAATAAATTGAGACTCCCTTCTTTGCTGAGCCATTCGTTCAGCATCAGCAACAGGATCTTGTTTAGCCGCATCCAGCATTTGCCTCATAACTGGAGACAAAGAGTATTTAGTATCTTGCAGTTCTTTTTTAGCCTCGTCTCTTTGAGCTCCGAATTCTTCAAGCTGTTGTTCGGCAATGCCTTCAGCTGTCTTCCGAGTTTTTCTTTTAGCAATTCCTTTTGATACTGCTCCAATACCTTTTGCGGTTAAAAGAGCTATGGTAATAGGATCTAAAGCGTATGACAGCCCTGGATAATCAATCCCAAATATTAAGTTGTGTAGGAGCTCTACCATAATGCAAATATAATGTTATTGCCCTAACGCGTGATTTAGGGACGAATTTGTGAAATTAACGTTTACGGAGTACAGTTCTGAAGCGGTTGATTTGTTTAACGTTAGTTTAATCTTAGCGAACGGACCACGAATACGATCACCATTTAAAGACGAATTCAATATAATCACAACGTCATCACCGCTTGTAATGTCAGTATTTACGTCTGCTGAGGCTGTTATTACTCCTGTGTCATAATTTACGCTACTTACAGTTACGTCATCTGATCCGTCGGAACTTGAATTCACTAGAGTAGAAGCGGAGCTCGCGTCCACGAACTGAATAGTACCTCCAATTGGAACGCGTACTCTTGACAGCCCTCCAGTAATTGTAATCCCTGCGCCATTCACAGAAGATACAGTGCCTACAGCTAGCACTTGAGATGTAGAGTTTGAGGATGTGTCTCCAGCAATATCTCTATACCAGTAACCTTCCTTTTGTTGAAAAGAACTATCCGCCATATTTCCAACCCCTGTGTCTTGATTTAAAGGTGTAGTAACCTGAGCCGACCATGCGTCATCACCTTCAATGCTAATCGAATCGAAAACCTTAATTGAGCTAGGGTTGTACTTCGATACAATCTCAACGATTGAATCATCAGCGGTATTGCCATAAAATCTGTTTTTAATAGCAGAGGGAGAATGCTTGTGCATAATGTGATCCTGTATCAAAGGCTGACCTTCAACACTTACATTTGGCTGATCGTCATACTTGAAAGAATACATAGAGTTATTCAGGTGAGAATAATCGTCTGGGTAAAATGTATAAATTCCCTGCCATTTACCTCTTCTTACGTCATAACCTAAAGTCACAGCACTATCATCAACTGGCGCTGTAGCTGTATCAGTTGTGTTCCTCTCCCTAAGGGTTACATAGTATATATGATTCTCAGGGTCGTACCCGCTAACAATTCTTCTATAATCAGACGTACCTGAATTAAAAGCTGAAAACTTAGAGGTTATATATGAAGAAATGTTTTTTTCAGATATAGGACTTAAGCCTTCGGAGCTAACCCTAACTATAGCGGATCTAGATGAGTCCGCAAAGAAAATCTGGTTGTCGTATACAAGAACAGACTCAGGGTGCTGAGCTACCCCATAATCTCCAGTCAAATAGTTTGTGTTGCTAGAGTTGATTACATCAGAAGATAATGAAACAACCCCGTCTCCTCCACCAGCTTGATTAAATATTGATTTACTTATAGGTGTAATAGACACCTTATTCTCTTGCAGGGCAAGTAGGTTTCCGTTGTAATCCGAAATATACCTGGCCGCACCATAGTTTAAATCTAAGTTAGAGAAGCTAGAGGCATCGAATGAAGAAAGCGTCAAAGTGCTCATATCTTGATTAAAAGGGTCGCTATATGTGACGCTGTTTCCTCGTCTTACTCTGGCTGCTTTTTCAAATACAATATGTGCTCTACCTTTACTCCAGTGTTTAGAAGAAACGCTGTCGGTTAGACTGGAATCCTCTAAGAAAAGAACTTGCTCATCCCACGTTTGAGGGGTGTCGAATTGCCATGCGCCGTCATAATTAATAGACTTGCACGTAACAGGTCTATAGTAGTAATCACCAGAATTTGCAACAATAGATTGAAACTGGTGCCCGCCAGTCCCCCTGAAAGTGCTTACAGCGGCTAACCCCCCAACGCCAATTTCGTAGTACAGCTTTTCTGACGTGTGCTTTCTTAAGGAAATAATATCAACCACACTTCTTTTTCCCCAATTGCTTGTGGTAGAAGCGTTATCATTATTTGGGTAATCAATTCCAGTTGCACCTTGAGAATTAGCAACAGCGAAAAAATCCCAGTTGTCATACTTAAGCTGAGCTCCAGTCGCGCCAGTTGCGTCTGTGCCTATTCCTGAAGTAATATGCGGGTGTTCTAATATCAAGAAGGTCCCTTGGTGTTCTTCTGAAGGAGCTGTAGCAATATCACGGTCATTAACACCTAAAGTCTTTATGCCTACTACATCGAACTCAATTAAAGAACCGTCATTAGCTGTGGGGAATGTAAAGCCACCTGTTCCTCCATTAGCGCTATTGTCGTAGTACTTTACAACTCTTAACTTATCTCCTTTAGTGTAAGAGTAATCCCTATTATTACCTGGCCTCTCTTCTTTATATAGATCTAATGTTTTTAAAGACACATATATCTTACCAGAGCTTTCGTCGATTGAGCCAGTAGCGTCTTGCTCCCTGTAAGCGTAAGCAGCCCCAGTAGTGTACTGAAAAGAAGAACTGTAGCTATCTGTTCCAGCGTAAACAATCTGCCACGTTTTCGCCCAAGCTGGAGCTTGTAGATCATTAGGAAAGGTAAATTTTATAGAAGCTGCTCCTTTTAGTTCTTGATCTGTACGCTCGTTCGGGTACTTAACATATGCGGATCCAATTTCGTTTACATATCCCGATCTATTGTGCTCGTCGTAGTATACGATTCCGAAGCTGTGGCTGCTACCCGCTTTAAATGTGGGCGTCAGTCCCGCTGAAGTCGAGGAGACTGATTTATTAGAAAGGTAACCAGCTTGAAGGCTTGCGTAGGTGGGAGTAATACTTTCAGTTACAGCATTGTAAATATCCCCTCCAGACAGCCGTATAGCTGTAACCCTGGGGATAATATCGAATCCAGCTGCGTCGTCTGCTAATGCGCCTGTCGCGCCGTTCAGTAAAAATTCTTCAAAATTAAATGTTACATGCGCGGTTGTGGGTCCTCCGACAATACCTTCACCGTCTGCGTCGTACCTAAGGGTTTTCTCAAATCCATTTAATTGCTCTATAAGGCTATTCCTTAACTCTTCTAAGGTTTCATCAACTGGCGATTCATGCTTTAATATGACGCTTATGTAATTTGTGCCAATAGCATTTGAGGGGTTTATACCTGTAAAAGAGGTAATGCTGTCGTCATCTGGGACTGGAAAGCCTCCAGTGTTGTCTTCATACTCATAAGAATAAGTAAAGCCAGTTATGTCAAAACTAGGGGTGTACCGAAACGAAACTTCAGTTACAGTTCCAGCGGGTACTGTAGATGGTGCGGTAGGGCTCTGACCCCCAAATAAAGAATCTCCAGTTGCGCCTTCATTAAGGTCAATTGTTATGTCCTTGCTGTTTGCTTCTACGATAACACTTGACGCGTCTGCATCTGCAAAGTGATCTAATTGAGTAGACTCGCTGGAGTAAACCACATCAATCCCAATTCTAGTAACATCGTTAGCATTTACGCTACCTATTTGATTTGCATAACCTTCAGTGTAGTTTGAATAAAACAATCTTCTCCCAGATACAGTCTGCCCCTCGGCTATCATAGGAACATTATCGTACATTTTATTCGCTACAGTGGGGCTAACTAGAGACCCTAAATGATCATTGTAGAAATCATATGTCTCTCCATTTGCTAAAAATAAAGTTGACTGAGCTCCATTAACATCTCTTTTTACATCCTTCCTGGGGTCAAACTCATCGACAACAAAAAAACTAGATGCGTTTCCAGACCTTGCCAGTATTCTAATTTTATCTAGATCTGGCGTAGTTTCAACATTTACGTTATGCTTGATGCTCAATACATTATCCGCTAATTTTCCAATACCGAATCCTTCGCCATTTAGCATGGCGTGAGCAGTTGGCCTATGTATTGCTAACTTAGAGTAAGGAGATAAAGCAGACTCTTCTCCATCCTTATATATTATCTGAACAGAAAATTGAAAAAATTCATTTGTAAAATTATTTACTTCTCTGGAAGTGTCTGTTTTAAAAAAAAACTCTGGAATTCTATTAGAAGCTCCTTTTATAGTCTGAATTGTTTTCTTAAAAGTTTCCTCGTTGGATCCTGAGTAAACGTCAGTCGTGAGAGCTCTGTTGACGTTAATTTTTCTAGGTGGATTATGATTATCCGTGAAATACAGTATCGTTTCCGAGTCTCTATTAACTACGTCCGCTTTTACAAATTTTTCTGGATTGAACCCTAACCTTCTATCTCTTATTACAACCTTGTATTCATCTGTAGCCGAGCTGTACTCGTATATAGCGTCGCTTGCTCTATTGGCTCCTGATCCATCCTCATGGTCTGCGGCTACAAAAAAATAGATCTTATTGTTTTGATCGTCTTTTGCCGTTCCAATGACAACTACATTCTTGCCATTTATTAAATGGTTTGCAACGTCGCTTTCCCCTTCTATACCAACTGTGCCATTTACATTTTTAATGACACCCTCAGTGCCGTCTCCATTTTCAGATATAGTTACGTTCTGAGCTAGGGTCATTGCACCTTCCTCCAGTAACCTTTCGTCTGTGCTGGAGTCAAAAAACCTAGGGATGATCTTATCTATCATGCTTTAGGAGCTTGCTTGAAGTTTTTGCGAATAGTCTTCAAAGCCTCTTCCTTAGTGAATGACTTCATTCTGGAATTAGCTCTTCTTCTTTCGTTGTAATACTCAGCCCTTGCTCTTGCTTTTTCATTAGCTGGTACAGAAGACTTGCGCTCAATAATTCTGTAGTACATGTAGGACCGCAGTGCTTCTTCAGCGTAAACGTGTACACGAGGATTTGAAGATCTCGCCTCATCAGCTACGTACTCGATAACCAGCTCAGAAATACTAGAGTTGGTTTTAAGTTCTATTCTGTTTTGATCTAGGTTGATGCGAAACTCTCCGTAATAATTACCACCTCCAATTCCGTAAAGCCTTCCAGCATCATCGCCGTGAATGTAGTTTCGGAATATGTAAGAGTTCATTCCATCTGTAATTCCAGAATCAGCTACTGGAGACCCCCCAGTGGTAGCCGTCTTAGAGTCCTCTCTTTCGAATAACCCATCTCCATCCTGGTCATAATTGAGGCTGTCTACGGTAGCGTACTTCTGTGAATAGTTTATATTCTTGTTCTGCCCAAGGACATAAACCAGCCCGTCCGATCCTACAACCCCTACCTTCGTCCAATCGACGTAATCATCTGGGAGCCCAACAGAATCTGTGGCGGAGTTGACTGGGAGTTTCAAGGACCTAACTACTTTAAGCATGTCAAACCCCATATCCCTAACTCCTCTCAAGGCCATAGTCCTAATAGCCGTGTCGGAGGCGCCAGCCGCATAATCATCACCGTCTAGGGTAATTATAAAGTCGTTTACGACTTGATCTAAGTTTACGTAGTTCCTAGCCATTAGAATGATTCTTCACGTTGTTTTTGAGCTTGCTCTCCAGAAGCTATCTGGTTTAGGTACTGCTCCCTTAGAGACACCCCTATCATTTCTGCGATTTCAATCACAAGCTGATCTTCGTAATGGTCTGGTAAATCAAAGTCATTACTGTTAGCCGAGCTGTATACTTCATTGCCTGACGATACCGTATAAGCAAATTCTGGTAAGCTAGGCGTTTTGTAGTAACGCATTTTAATGTTCATGATTGACTCAGGAAACACTTCAACGACGTTAGATACCAAAGCAACAGGGAACTGCTCTGTAGGGGCGCTTATATTGCTTATAAGGATGCGCTCGATCTTCTCTTCGTCATAGCAAACCTCCATAGGCTTTCTTGAAGATGAGCTCATGATGATGTCACCAGAGGAATATATAGATATAATTCTAGATAAATCAGAAGGCTTGGAGAACGTGCCGTCGCTTGATCTAGTTATTGTGCTAGAAGTTTTAGAGAAGACAGATAAATCCTCTTGTATTCTTTTAGTAAGACCCTTATCACGACCTCTATCGAATCCAGCCTTTATGTTTCTTTGCGCGTTCTTTAAGTTATCGAACAGCCTATTGTAGATCTTTAGCTGTGCTATAGATGCAAAGTTATTAAATGTGTCTGGAGTGATAAAACCTTGCTGGTCTTTATTGACCATATCCTTAAGGGTTTTATACACCAAGTTAACGCTTGCCATGAGGCAAATATACAAAAAGAAAAAGCCGCCCATTTGAGCGGCCTTTTCAGCTATATATAGTCGTATTACTTAAGCTGTCTATCCAGCTCTTCTACGGTTGGTGTCCCAGCCTCAGTAAGGCAGAATCGAAGCATAGTATCCAGCGGATCCTTACCAGCTGGTACGCTCACGATAAGCTTATTTGTGTCCGTCCAACGAACTCCATCTTTCCCCAAATTAATAATACCATACTTAGAGGCCATACGAATCTTAGCCTTCATGGTGACTTCTGGGTTGTCAAACGACTTTATGAAGTTTGCTGGATTCTTCTTGGCGATCATGAGGAGGTCATGCTTAATCTCGCTTGCCTCTCTATCTACATTAATGCCCATAGCGGCAGCTACTGCAAGCAAATCCTCAAACGGCTTTTGACGAATCAACATAATTGCATCAGCCTGCAAGAATTCTTTATCTACGTCTACCCTAGCCTTTTTCTGCTTATCGACCAAGTAAAACTCAGAACCCCCATTGGCTTTATTGCCAGGATGAAGACTCATATATTCTCTAAGGTTTGGCTGATCTGGACGGACAAATAGTCTTCCGTCTGCAAAGACAACGGATTGTCGCACAGCGTTACTCGATTGAGCATCCCTGTAAATACTTGCCTCATTAGGGCAGTACCTAATTTCACGAATGGTGTCCTTTTTCTTATCGTATACAGTGATACCCTTTTGATGCATCATGTGTACGGCTCCGCCTCCTTTGCTGAGTTTGTATTCAAGAGTTCTGTTCTCTTCAATTTTTTGTTTTACCTGAAATTTAGCGGTAGACACAGCAGGCTGTTCCTGGACTGTGGGTTCGGTTTTTTTGGCGGGGCGTCCGCGCTTCGTTGTATTTGACATTTAATTAAAATTTTAAGTAAGAAGGTAGTAAGAAGGCAGGGGCCGAAGCCCCCGCCAAATTACCTATGTGTTATTACTTGAGAGCTACGTGCTGGTTTGCAGCACGAGTGATCAAGTTGCATTCAGAACGGTAGTGGAACTTAGCAACGTCCTCGTCATTCGTCTTGAATCCGAGAACACCACCGCCTTCTACCCAGTGCTCCATTTCTCTGCTGTAGCCGTTAGCTTCTTTGAAGTTCATCTCCAAAGCTGGGGCCTTAACACCAGTCTTAGCATCAGCAACCTGAGTCATTGGAACCATTGCACCCTTGAAAGGCTTGGTATCGAATGCACCCAACAAAGTAGGATCATTCAACAGCTTCCAGTCGTGCTTGTGGAACGTGTAGCCTCCACGAGAGAAGCTCTTGAAACCGAGGTTTACAGCCATGTTTGGATCGTTATTAAACGCGCCGAACTGACCAGCCAAACCAGCAGTTGTTCCTGGCGCTTGGGATGCACCACCTGCGATACCTGCCGCGAGCATGTCGTCAACTTTCAAAGAAGTTTTGTTGTCAACGTACATAGCATACTCAGAAGGAGCACCCTGCTTGTCGAGCTCGAAGATGATCTCGTCGATATCAAGCAATCCCGCAGCGTCGCCGAAAGTACCAGTAGTAGTAATACCTCTATCCTCAATAGCAGCGAAGTAACCTTCAGATCCAGTTACCTTACCTTCAGCCAACGTAATATTGTCGGCGTTAGCAGTAGCTGTATCTGCTACTTTTTGAGCAAACAACATCATCATCTCACGTTGGTTCATGAATCTCTTACGAGTGTCCATTTCACCCTTTACGTACCATCTGTAATCACCGTTACCCACGTTGATCCAACCGATGTTAGTCGCTTGAGAACCGTTGACGTGGTAAGTCTCCTTAGTGATCATGAACGGGTTAGTTCTCTTCGTTACATCTGTTTGATAAAACGAAGTTGGCTGACCTGTTCCTTGAGCGTAGATATTACCAATGATGATACACTTTGTAGCACCATCTTCAAGGGCTAGATTTGATCCGTCCATAGTAACTAGGTCGATTTCCTCGGCGGTGTCGTCAAGACCTACAACAACCAGTCTCTGACCACCAGGAGTCATTAAGATGTCGTTTAGTCTACAAGGTTGATCTGTACCTTTTGTGTAACCAGCTACGCTAAAGTGACCAGTTGCGGAAGATGATGTTGCAGAATCAACACCACCAGATGAAATAGTGACAGTCTTATGCAAACGACCTTCCTCCCAGAATTGAACCTCATCAGCTGTGCCTGCGCTACGAGTAGCGCCAGTCAGTTGAAGGAAACCAGTGATACCTTGATCACCGTATGTTTGAATCAACAAATCCCTGTTGTCAGGCTTGTTGTATTTAAGCAAATCTCCTAAAGAGATGTACTTGTCTGGCGAAGTGCGCAACAGCGCATTTACGTCAGAACCATTTTGTGTGGGGTCGATTGCCGCCATAATTCTTTTTTTTTATAATTTTAAAAACTCCAGTTGTTGCTCCCTCCCAACGCTTCTTTTAGTTGAGCTGAAAGAGAGTCTTCTTGTTGCGCATTTGCTTGGTTCGGAGTTTGAGTGCTAGCGTTTGCTGCTTGATTTACAATTCCTTTTTGACCGTCAGACATACCTTGTTTGTATACCGACTGAACAATTTGTTCCATGTTGTCAATTACGGATCTGTGAATATTCAGCATATCATAGTCCCAACTTCCATCCTCTTGCACATAAGGATCAAAGAACTCGTCAAGCCGAGTGTTTTTTTCCGCTAGTTGACTTTTGTATTGCTCATTTAATCCGAAGTTAAACTTGCTTCCGTTACCGAGATCAAACTCTACGGCATCTAGGCTGTTTAATTCAGACCGCATATTAGCAATCCATTGTTCATCAATCGGAGATTCAGCTGATTCACTATCACGCACTTCAGGAACTTTATATGCTTCGCGAATTTTTTCAATTCCCTGTCTTGCGTTCTGCGCATCAATCTTCATTTGCAATTGCGAAAGTTTCACCTCCTCTTCTGTGTGCAGATTTGGATCGAGCTTGTACTTACTTCCCATTAAAATACTAATTTCATCCTGGGAAATGTTAGGATAATCTGAAGCCATTTGCACCTGTATAGCCGTCATGTCATCCATTTCGGATGCATTTAATGCCTGATAGTTAAACCAATCTCTTGGATCCCTATTAGTCTCTTCGACAAACTTAGCAATAGCCTCAACCCTTGAGTCAAGCTCTCTTTCTTGTTGCTCTACCTTGTTGAGATCATCAATACTAGTCACCTCTCTACCCAGCTTTTCGCTTAGGTAATTAAAGACAGCAGATTGAAGATCACCTTCAGATAATTCTTGATTATTTGTTTCTTCTACAGTATTTTCAACTTGTTCTACAGGGGTTTCCGCTGAAACCTCCTGGACGGTAGTGGGCTCTTCTTGAGTAGGTTGTTCTTGAACGGGTTGTTCTTCAGTAGGCTGTGCCTCTTCCGTTTGGCCCGAAACAACTTGCTCTGGAGTCGCAAAACTCCAGTTAGATAGATCCTCTCCTTGATTGTTAACTTCCTGATTATCCATAAATTAAATTTTATACAAATATATAGTCAATAAGATTTCATCTTAAGACCTCCAAGCTACACGCTTAGAACTCTTTTTAGCTCCCATGCCTTTCTTAGTGCATTGAGCTAGAGTTGGCCTGCAAGCAGGGTACCCAGTACCTCTTTTACTTCCAGCCTTTTTTCTTCCACAAGGGACGAACTTACCCGTTCGCTTAGATGCCTTGCAGTCCACCCACCCTCTTCCTTTATTTCTTCCGAACCACTTCTTTAGTCCTTCCTTAGCCATTACTTTTTTGACTTATTACCCCAGTTTGCAGCTCCTACTTTTCTGCATTTAACCAATGCCCCAGAAGCGTAGGCTGAAGGCCATACCCTGTACCTAGACTTTACCTTACTGTAGCAGGCGTCTTTTACGGTACCTCCCTTCTTGTATTTCTTACACCCGCAAGACTTCTTAGCTCTTACCATGAGTTACCGTTTTAAAAGAAGCTTTAGCTACCGCACCAGGGTGTGGCTTGTACTCGCCTTTCATTAGATAGTATCTGCCCTGCTCCTCCATCCAGTGGTAACCTTCTGGGGGATCAATAGATACCTTCTTGTTAGATACCGTCAGTTTTTTTTTTATTCTAACAGCTTTCATTATCCAAAGTAGATAATAGCATTACCGCTGGTAAGCGTAACAGAAGTCCACCTCCCAAGAACTGTAGATCCAGCTGGTATAGTGGATGTTAGTAAGTCAACAAATCCAGTTTCTGGAGTTGAAGAAGCCATAACAACGTTAGCGTTTAAAGCTTGAATAGCTACAATAGTTTTACCGCTTGGGGGTGTTTGAGTACCACTTCCAGCTTGCAAAGTGGATCCACCTTGACCCATTGCGATTTGATCAGCAAAATTCATTATTTCTTATTTGTAATTTCTACATCTCCACTTACGAAGCGCAAGCAGTTTTCGTGTTGGCTTTCCGTTAGGTTTTTTAAGTGGCCCTTTTACACCAGACATCCTAGCACAAAAAGACCTTCTTCTTGCTGCTCGTCTACCCTTGGGGTTTGATTCTGTTACTGGAGCTTTTAATTTAGACCCAGTAGCTTTGTTGTATTTTGCTCGCCCAGCAGCCGTAAGACCTCCAGAACGGGACTTGTGCTTACCCATTCTAAGGCTCACGTTACCTCCCGACTTGTATGATTTTACAGCTTTCACAAAGCAAAGATAATAAAAAAAAGATACAGGGTTTTCAGGGCATTAGAGACGTAATCACTTCCTTTTCTAGTTCCTAAACAATGATGTCTTCCTCGGAAGTTAGGTTTTCAGTTTCTATAGACCAGTCTGAGCCATTCAAAATATTTAACATCTCTTCGTTTGCGTAGGGACCTTCTTTAGATTTAATCGAAGTCAATGAAGGCGGAACGGAAACGGCTTCGTAACACAAAAACGTTTTAGTAGAATTAGAGTTATACCTAAGAGTTAACTCACTCTCAAGAACCTCGTCAAAATCAACGTATTCCAAACTGCTTGTAGGAATAACAAAATAAAACCTGTTGTCAAATGCGTCTGGACTCATGTTATTCCGTAGTTCGCTTTAGTAGCATTGTAATTGGCAAGTATATCAGAAGCAGACAAAACTTTATCATACATCCTATACTCTCCTATGTAGAATTTTTCAGCCTCCTGACCGTTGGTTTGGTAAGCACCAAGGACCATCGTGTTCCTAACCCATGAGTCAGGATCTACTTCGATGCTCGTGTTAGTACTTGGGGTGCCTGCATTTTTGTAAAGCGCTATCTGATTACCTGGATCTGCGGTAAAGGTTAAATGCACCCACTCTCCAGCTGGCAGGGTTTCGGAGGGGTTCCAAGCAACCGAGCTTCCGCTTGGTCTCATGATACGAATAAAATTAAGAGGCGCATTGCTACCACTGCTACTCGTTCGAAGCCTGAAACCACTGTTTTTATAAGCACTAAATATATTTGCATGACGCCCCCAGGTACTACCAAAAGATCTCACCCAGATCTCAACGGTAAATCCATCACCATTGTCATACTGATCGTTCCAATTGTGGTAGTAAATATTGCTCGCACCCAGGCCTTCGTTAAAAGGGTCGTTTGCTGAGTGGTCTGTACCAAGGTATAGCTGTCTGGTAAGGATGTTGTCATTACTGCCGTCCAGAAGGATTGCGTCTACACCGTCCACTGTGGTCCAGTTTGAGCTACTTCCGTTAAGCAATCGGTGATCCCCCTCGATGGCTGGGTTAGCATAACCATCCGAATTAGCTTTGTTTACTATTCTTCGATGAGAAGAACTAATAGGGCTAACGCCTCCATCGCCGTCAGCCGCTTCCCACCATATCTGCAAATCTGACGTTCTTATTGAAGGGCCTGACGATTTAGATACACCCCCGACCTTAGCTATAGAGGATTTAGTCACCCCTGACATCTTAGCTATTGAGTCAATATCTATACCGCTAAGTTTGGAAATATCAGGCATTAACTCAGCTCTATATACTCGTTAGAAGGATTAAAGAATATGGTGTCGCTTGTAACGGCATATCCTATAATTCTACTGAAATTACCAGAAGTGGTTGGAGCGGTAGTCGTAATAGTAGCGTTGGTGTTCATGTAAGCGGGGCTACCTGGGGTTAGGTTGGTTACGTCGGTTTTGACAAACCCCTTTAGACACATACCTACGCCTGTATTAGCACCTAGGGCAATACCCAACAAGCCTTTATTTGCGGCCTCCAACGATTGAGTAGCTACAGCCCATGCTGATCCTGTATAGTAATAAGATCTCCCAGCGGAAGAACTAGTACCTGAAGCACCACCGAATACTGTCGTTTCCGCTCCTTCCCCTACGTTACCCGCACTGCTAATTCCAGAACCCACATGAACTATTTCGTTTGCGGTAACAGGGCCATTCAGTGTAATTCCACTTGCTCCACCAATAAGTGTTTCGGTAAAACCATTATTGAAGACAGCTTGATTTGAAGTATTAGCAAACGCTAATGTCCTAATGGATCCGCTCGTGTTTTTAGCAGAGAGAGACTGGTTGTTATCAATGTGAATCCCACCAGAAGCAACAGCTAAATTGGTTCCGTCATACGTTAGATTGGTCTCACCCTCTAATGTGTCGGCAGTTCCAGAACCTGTAATAAGCCTGTTGTCGGCGTTGTTGTTTATGGTTGTACCGCCACCACCTAAATCTCCAAAGTCTACATACTTAACTACATCGCTATCAGAGGTGTCCTGAATAAGAACTTTATCATCAGAGGCTGGAGTACCAATGTCTGACAGGCTGGTGCCGTCTGCTATTACTTTTTTCCAACTCGCCATCTAATGTTAATTTTTTTTATCCTCTAACTTCTGTAGCCTATCGAATTCTTTCTCTATTTTCAATATGGTAGACGCCATTACAGGAGCGTCACTTCCTTTGATCGTGCAGCCTTTTAAAGCCTGACTAATTAAGTAAGCCTCTTGAATTTCTAATTTCATTTAATTTATTTTCTTGCTTCGAGCTGGTTTTGCAGCTTTTCTACAACAGCACTCAATAACAAAACATCCTTACCTTGAAATGTATTTTCCGCTAAGGAAGATAAGATATAATTAAGTTCTTGTTTTGTTAGGGTGTCCGTCTTAACGCTATTTCTCTTTAGCATTCCCATTATGAGTAAATATAAATATCTTGATTGGTTGAATTAACATACATGTTTCCAATCTGAGCTAAAGCGGCCGTCTGACCTGAAGCTCCAGCGGCTGTATGAACCGTAGACAGCCAAGCATCAGGACTAAAACCTCCACCAGCAGCAGAAGCATCGCCTCCTGCGTAATCAACACCGAAACGTCCAGACTCTTGAGAGTGATCCCATCCAAACACCTTGTTAGCAGCCCCCTCAAAAACAATACCAGCGTCTACGTTTGATGAACCTCCGCTATTTAAAGATATAAAGGTGTCATCAACGAGTAGGTTTGTTGTATTTACCGTAGTGGTGGCTCCATTTACAGTTAGGTCTCCAGTAACGATTAGGTCGTTCCCTACAGTAATCGTATCGTCAGCATCACCAATAGTGGCAGACCCTAAGCTTGACCCTAAGGCTGTTTTTAGATTAGCGACGGAGACATCATCAACGGCTGTGTTTCCTGCAAGGGCTGTTGTGCTAGTAGTTCCTAGTGCGAGAAGAGCTGTGTTTCCTGCAAGGGCTGTTGTACTGGTAGTTCCTAGCGTAAGGGTAGTGTATCCAGCACCGTTAGTAAGTTGATTGTTGTTAGTCGGAATAGTTGGGGTTCCCGATAAACTTGAGTAAGCGCCATCAAAAATATCACTCGTTAAGGCAAGAGTTCCCGTTGAAGTAGGCAGGGTGATAGCTGCGTTTCCAGATCCAGTAAATCTAACTTGGGCTTTCGCGTTGGATGTACCTTCAAAGTAAACTTTTGTGGTTGTGCCAAACACTAGCTCAGCCTCATCAGTGGTAGTCGTACCTGAAAGTGTTGCGGCAGTGTAAGCGGTTTCAGACCCCGAAGCTCCAGCAGCAACAATGAAGTCTATCGAACCTGGAGATGCTTCCTCCAGTTTAATTTCGGTAACTCCAGTCTTAAGTTTTGCTGTAGTGGCTGCAAGCTCCAACGCAGAGTTTGTGTTTGAACCGTCATTAATTGTAGTGCTTGTCCCTTCTTTTAGATTAGTATAAAGGGTGCTTAAGTTGCTTCGCTCGGTGGCCGTAATTATAGATCCACTCCCTGCGGCGGTTACATCACTATGAGAAGTAACCGAACCGCTTGCGCTAACCTTCGCTGCGTTAGCTGTTACCACAGAGTTATTTTCTACCTCAGTGTCAAAATCCGAAATGGTGCTTGCCGCTTGGGTGCCTGTATGGTTTGCTCTAGCGAGTAGGGTTGCGTCTGTTGAGTTAGCTGTAGCTGAAGTAGCAATGCCAGACAGTTTCGAGCGTTCAGCGTCTGATATGATTATGCCTGATCCTGCGTCCGTAACGTCGGATAAACTCTCTACACTAGATGCTGTAGTGATCCCGTTCGTGACCGTTGCCGCATTACCAGTTGTGTCCTGGGAGATTTCTCCAGCAGCAGATTCTACTACTACTTTTTTCCAAGTTGCCATTGTTTATTTTTTTTTTACAAATATAGTGATTAAGCTCCAGTTACTCCGAAGTATAAATTATCATCGTCATCCGCGTACATTCCTCCAGTAAAAGCAGAAGGAGCTGTAGCCCCAGCATCAAATTTCTTAAACTTAATAGTGCCGTCAAGGTTTATACTCCCTGTTCCGTTAGGTGTGAGTTGAATATCCGCGTTAGTAGTGCTGGTGTATATGGAGTAGTTCTGTACGTTTAGATCGTCTCCAAGTTTGATGTCAGCAGCTGTAAACAACAGCTTTCCGCTGGAAGACATTTCTTCGTCATTCTGACCGACTATTACGGTATACCCCGTCTTTCCAGTAAAGCTCGCTTTGCTATCAGCCGCCATAATTTTATCTGGGTTGTCTCCACCCAAATAGTTATTTAAAGCTGTTACAGCTGTGGAAACACTCGCCCCCCAATTGTTGTTGTCTTTATCCTTGATTTTGGTATACGTAACGGTATCAACCAAAACCCTAGAGTCTGAATTTCTAACTATCGTTATTTTATCCTGACCTGGATTAGACGCTGTTAGGTCTCCAGCTGAATAAGCTTGACCAAACAGATATATCGTGTTGTTTCTGTTGTATAGTCTTATGTTAGCCATGTCAGTTTATTAGCTTTACAGTGAAGTCCGTCAAAGTAGCTGTACTTTCCGAACCGTCTTGTGAATCTGTCCGTAATAGGTAAGGGGTAATAGTAAATGAATTTGGCCTCTCAAATCCAGCGGTAGCATCTCCAGAGACGGGTATGTAAACATCACCAGGGAACCCAAGATTGGAAACATCTGCGTTATCGAAAACGAGTAAATGCTCCCCAGTATCAGAAACTGTAAGTGCTGAGCTAACTTGAAGGAACGATTCAGAAGCATCAGCTGTATTGTATGTCCTTTCTATGTGAGCAAAAACAGCAACTGTCATGGAATCAGTCGTTTGGGAATTTATTGTTACTTCGCCGCTAATTCTTAGGCGTCCGCCTACAAAAAAACCGCTAAATTCATCTGTTGAAGTAGTCAGAGTAACTGTATCGTTAGCCGCGCTTTGAGTCCAGCTGACTGGATTCCAATCAGACTCAGAGCCAACAGTATCTATATCTAACTTATTTCCATCAGAAGGCCCTGTAGCTTCATATAATTCTTGGAGACTTGAAACCGATGTTGTCAGGGTTACTGGCGAGTTCATCCCGCTAAACACTATCCTGGTGTTGTCGTCATCAAGGACATTGGTTCCAAAGACACCCAGAAACTCTAACAAGTCAGCGGTACCAACGGTACCGTCGTTATTTATATCGCCAGGTATTGACCCTAAGTTTCCATACCCCGCTTCATCCGCATATTGATACGCACTCTCCATAAAGGTCGTAAACGCTGACTTAAACGATAAAGCGTTATTGCTTTCGTTGTATACAAGTACGTCCCCAGAGGTTGCTCCTGTGGCGCTAACAGGGTATTTGTAATTTGTCTCTACTGGTACGCCTGTAGCATTACCAACCCAGATTTTCCCAGAACTGATATTTGGAAGGTCATTGGTTCTCCCTACACTGGTAACCTTGATCGTACCGTTGGTATTGTGGGTTTGCATTACAATACCCAGGTTCTGGATTAGGTTTGTACCTGTAGGCTTGGTGGCTGTTACAGCCCCCGCTGTATCTGCACTTACATACACAACATCACCTTCAGAGAAGCTTGCAGAAGGAAGAGCAACCCCGTTTGCCTTTCCGTTAACTACGGCTAGTCCCTCCGCTCCAGCAGCTAAGTCTTCATACAAAACGCCAATGGCTGGCATAGTGGTAGAAGAATNTGCTCTAGCTAGTTCAACCTGAGCCACATTCGCGTTTTGGGCGGCAGATATGTACACCACATCTCCCTTAGACATAGCGGAAGCAGTGTTGTTGTAAACCCTTACGTAAGAATGATCCAAGTAGACATTTACCCACTCCGAATTAGCTTCGTCGTATTCTAGGATCTGCTTGTCATTTACGGTTGTGATATTTACATCACCTAACTCCCCTATATTACCAGTGGCTCCAGGGGATCCATCAGTCCCAGCAGCTCCTGTTGGCCCTACTGCGCCTTGAGCGCCAGTCGGTCCAGCAGCGCCAGTCGGTCCAGCAGCTCCTTGAGGGCCTGCCGATCCCGTAACACCTTGCGCACCAGTTTCACCTGTAGGACCTTGAGCGCCTGTAGGGCCTTGAGCGCCTGTAGGACCCTGAGGACCAGTAGCTCCAGTAGGTCCTTGACCATCAGCACCTGTAACACCAGGAGCACCTTGGACTCCTGTTTCACCTTGCGGTCCTTGAGCGCCAGTCGGTCCAGCGGCTCCTGTAGGTCCCGCAACACCTTGAGCCCCTGTTGCTCCGTCAGGCCCAGCTGCGCCTGTAACGCCTTGAGCGCCAGCTGCACCCGTTTCTCCTTTAGCACCCGTTTCTCCTGTAGGACCTTGAGCGCCCGTAACCCCAGCCGCACCAGCTGCCCCTGTTGGTCCAGCGGCGCCAGCCGCGCCCGTTGCTCCATCAGGTCCAGCGGAACCCGTTACACCAGCCGCCCCAGCAGCTCCTGTAACACCAGCTGCGCCTTGCGGTCCTTGAGCGCCGTCAGGCCCTGTAGACCCAGCAGCTCCTGTAGACCCAGCAGCTCCTGTAGGTCCAGCAGCTCCTGTAGGTCCAGCTGCACCAGTTGGTCCAGCTGCTCCAGTTGGTCCAGCTGCTCCAGTTGGTCCAGCAGCGCCCGTAGAGCTGGTGGATGTTATTTCTACCCAGTTAGTGTCGTCATCCCAATTACCACTTCCAGTAGCGTTAGCTGTATACAGGTAAACCTTGTTATCATCGCGCATAAGCGCAAGAAACGGGTATGTTTGAACGGCTGAAGGGAGGTTATCTCTATCATTACTGTCTGTAAAAACACCAATACCTCTTACTTGCTGGTCAAACAGGTCAATGTTTGGATTATCAGGGTTCTGTTGTTGTAGTATTCCTATAAACTGAGGCATTATACTTCTGTGTTATCTATTGTGAACACCAAATTGTTATTAGAAGCACCTAATGTACCTATAAGTCTTAAAACAATCATTTCTGTTGTGCCAGTAGCACCAAACTCAGAGACGTATATATCGGCGTCATAAGAAAGTACGAAAAAGTCAGCATTACCAGTATATCCAGTTCCGTCACTATTCTTCAATACATAACTATTGTTGTCACTATCGGTCAGATCAATGTTAGCGCTGCCAAGGCCAACTATTGTCTCACCTCCAGCACCTCCAGAATAACCAAAGTAATGAGCTGGAACAAACATGTAAATGTACTTACCTGAAGTAAATGTAGTATCGCACTCAAGATCAACCACCAAGTCATCAGTAGAGTCGCTACCAGCGGAGTTATTTGTTGTTTCAGCTACATATCTAGTGTCACTCGAACTACCTCTAGCAGTACTAGCGTTTTGAACATCAAAAACAGTCTGAAACTGCGTGTCAGTAGATGTGTGAGTAAGGGCTGTAGAACTAGCGACCATCTTCACTGGAAGCCTGTTTACAAGATAAGACCTAGAGTTAGAATTTGCTGGAACAGATGGATTTGAGTAGGGGTTTTCTTCGTCATAAATCTTTACAGTATAGGTTTTGCTGTCATCAAGGACAACATTTCCATCGTCAACAGCTACAATGTAGTCTGATGAAGTTCCTGTTGTCCCAGAATTTTGAGACGAAATGTCTACTGGGTATCCAGATATGCTGTTTCCGTCTGGGCTTATAATATCTAACCGATCAAGGTCAACTAGAGCAGTATTCTTTTTAATTCTGAATTGAACATTGCTCCTGCCGTTGTAAACCTGTCTGTTAGTACGTGACTCACTTTGACCTCCTTGATCTACTCTTTCCAGCAGCATCCCATCACTATCGCTGTAAGTGTATATAATCTTTGGTGCTGCGTATGTAGGCTCAAAAGATAGTGGAGCTGAAGTTACAACTTGACCTGTAGTATCCTCTGTAACTACGCACTTAACATAGACAAACTCATCAGAATCTGGAAAAGCTGTAAATGAAATAGTTTCTACCCCAGTAGCAGAATCTCCAGATACGTTGTCTTTCGAGGCGAACTCAGTATACGTTCCGCTCACGTTGCCAATACTTTTTTGAAAACTGTAGCTGACCGTAGAACTTTGACTTGAGTTTACATTTGGACAGGTACACGTAAAAGTTACGCTTGCGCTTTCAGCAGAAGAGCTATAGCCGATACTTGTGTTTTCTGAAAAACTTGAAATACTTATAGACCCTAACTCAAGAAGAACTTCCTTGATGATGTCAAGAGCCGACTTATTGCCATTTGCGTCAGTAGCTCCGATTGTATCATTGTGCTTTAGCTTACCAAATATGTACTCTCCAGTAGCGTCAGGTACATATACAGTAATATCGTCTTGAAGGGTTTCCGAAGGACCTGTAGGTCCTGTAGCTCCGACAGCACCTGTAGGTCCCGTCACTCCCTTTAAAGAATCTAAATAAACCTGCTCATTACCACTGTTTCCTGGCTGAGCCAACCATACTTCGTAAGCGTTATTACCAGCGGATCCCTGAGGTCCAGTAGCACCCGTTGCGCCTGCTACACCTGTAGCGCCTCTAGGCCCAGTAGCGCCCTGAATTCCAGTAGCACCCGTTGCGCCTGCTACACCTGTAGCTCCTGCTACGCCTGTAGCTCCTGCTACACCTGCGACTCCTGTAGCTCCCTGAGGGCCAGTAGCACCTGTAGCACCCTTAACGCCCGTCGCACCTACCGCTCCCGTAGGACCCGTAACCCCCGCCCCCGTGGCCCCTCTGATTCCCGTAGCACCAGCAACTCCCGTCGCTCCAACAGCGCCTGTAGGACCTTGAGCACCTGTAGGGCCAGCTGGACCGTCAGCACCTGGAGTACCCACTAAGTTTATACTCCAAGAGCTAAGGTTTTGACCTAGAGCACCTACAACTGAAGTGACATTAATGGACAGAACGCCTATTGCGCCAGCAGAGACATAATCAGTGACAGTGCCTTCAAGCGTATTGACTACACTATGGGCTGCAATAACAGACTGTCCAATACTATAGGCCAGCCCAGGATCAACCGAAAATGCCGCAATACCTGTTGCCATTTCAACAACCGTAGAGGAGGTGGTAGAATACTTATCTCCAGAAGGTCCAGTAGGACCAGTAGCACCACCACCAGGACCCTTCGATCCCTGATCGCCTTGAATGCCCTTTACGGATAATTTAGCAATCGTTACTGCTGGGGAATCTACTTTTACTTGTGAGGTAGAGTTAGTAGATACCTTTACAGTAGTATTGTTTTGTGATACAACAATTTTCTTATCAGCTGACATCCTCGTTTATTCTGAATGTACCGTATAAGTAAGTCTTAGTGGTAGAAGGAGTCCCACTCACCACCTGAAGATCGTACACGTACAACCCAGAAGCAACATTCATCTGTACGGCTGTATTCGTAATAGTGATCTTTTTACTGTCAGATGAATCTCTCTCGAACAAAAAACCATCTTCATGAGCTCCAGTAGAGGTATCTGTTTCCCTAACGACCATCGTGTATGTTACAGCTGCATCGTCTGGATTAGGCATATTGGCATCGAATTCAACCGTAAGGCTGAAGCTGTCCCCTTTTCTGCAAATAATATCTAGCCTAGCAGCTGTATCTAAGTTTACTGTAGCCATTATCCAATTATTTTTTCTGTTATATCGTTAGCGTCAGCCTCAGACCCATCACTAGATTCAGACTCCCTTCTAATGATAGCCTCTTTGTCTATACGATCATCCTTTCTGTCTTCCTTCAATACCTCTAACTTCTCTCTAAACTCCTGATCCTCCGTTCTAAATCCAAGTGTAGCCTGAGCTTTTATGGTTTCTATCTCTTTCCTCATTTCGTGCTCAACAGACATTCTCTGCATCTCTAGTTGGTGCTTCACTTGAAGCATCTGAGTTTCAAGCTGAGACTCAACTTGAAGCTCTTGTTGTTTTGCCTGAGAAGTAGCTGCTGCTGCTTGCTGCTGTATTTGAGCTTGCTGCTGCGAGTTCTGCATAGCTATCTGTTGGTTTCTAGCAATACGCTTTTTTCTACGAACCACGAGAAGCCTTTCAGCTTGGTTGATGTCTTTTAATTGCCTAATTGCAATAGCATCCTCAATGTCAAGCTCTTTTTGAGCTAGAGATTGCTGAATGTTGCCCTCTAAGTATTGTTTCTCAACCTCCTCCATCTCTTTAACCACCTGGACTCCAAAGTTATACATGGAGAGGTTTTTAAAGCTATTGAGGGTTTTCATATTCTCACCACCTATAGCATTAGAGTAAGCTTTGTATAGAATTGATCCTTCTGGTATAATCTGAAGACACTTGACGATATCAGAACAAACCTTCTTAAACAGCACCATAGACGAGTTTGTGATATCATATATAGCGTTGTTTCCAGCAGCAATAGCTTGCTGCCTTACGCCCACTAACTGCTCTCCCTTTGGAGTGGTACCGTCCATAGCTTCATTAATGCCCGTGGCATCTCTTATCATTCGCAAGTAATGATTGTACAGGGCTATAAACTCATTTATGTTTCGGATGCTGTTAGGTATCTCTCGTATAGGAGGGTTCTGAAATCCTCCGTCTGGATTCTTACTCCTATAGTAGAATACACCTGTCTGCTCGTATATGTCATGAAGCTCAAGCGGCTCTAACTCTCCGCCTTTACCTAGCTGAACGTTTTCTAAACCCTCTATGTCGATTATGATTCCGTCAGGCTTAGCCTTAGCTATTGACTGCTGTATCTTTAAGTGAGTTATTTGTAGTTGGTCAGCAAAACCAATACATCCATCAACCATTGACTTAGGAATCATATTCTCTAAGTTTGTGGCTACCACGGAATAAGAAAGACTAGCTTTAGATATGTCGTGCATGTTCTTAGGGACGTTAGTACTAGCCCCGTAATTAAACAAGCAGTCGGTCCCCATTACATAGCACCCACCATACACAGTCTCTATCTCCAGTTTCTTAACGCTTCTTTTGTAAACAGAATTGCTTGGCTCCTTATAGGAATCTCCCTTGTAGTAGAAACCAGTATTGCCATGCCTGCTTTCTTTTTCCTCGAAGTACATGCAGTCAACAGCCTTGAACTCAAAATCTAAAACTTCGATCATGTACTCGTCATAACCAAACTTATGCTGCTGCATGTAAGAGTCGTATGAGCTTTGGCCAATCTTAGAGGTGTCGTAGTTATACTTTGAAGCAGCCTTTTTAGCGATCTTTTCGTAAGTCTCTTCATCGAATTGATCGCCAGCCAGGCGCTTCAGCTCTGCAATTGAAATTCTCTTTACGTGTCCAGCATAAATGATATCCCCAAAATTAGGGTCTTCCGTATAGCTATGAACAAACTTAGACGGGTCTACATAATTGGTTTTAACCCCATAATTAGGATCGTTGTCTCTTTTGACAACAGCCATGCCTAAGGTGGTTAGGTCGTTTACACACCTTCTATAAGTAGAGTCGCTAAAGTCATTCCACTTCAGCGTCATGTTAGTGGCTATTTGAGCTGCAATTTCAGATGAAGACTTTATGTTATTCTCCATAAAAATCTCAGCTTCCTCTAATGTTTCAGGAACGTCCTCTTTATCTGATATCTTTACCCCTAGCTTTTCGTTTATCCTGGAAAGCTCTTTCTTTTTTTTAACCATTATCTCCATCTTTCTTCTCTCTCGGTCTTTCTCCGAAGAAGACAATGGATCTACAGCTTCTAGATTAGGGTATGGATCTGTTGATAATATCTTGTTTGTTACTATGCGAACAAACTTTGGAAGAATAGGAACGGGTGTAAAGTCTAAATTCAGAAAACTTCCATCTCCGTTGCTAGGATCAAGACTTGTAAGTAGTTGCTTGTATATGCCAGTATCTTGTGTCCCGTTGGCATAACTCCTATTTCTGTCAAACACCTTACTCCTTTTTTTCATCAAGGAGTTGTCTTGCTCTATTGAGCCCCATTGGCTCGCCATCGCTTTAGCATAACGCAATCCGTACTCCTTTCCCTCTTTAAGAGATTTAGAGGCTAACGGATCGGGAAAGCTTATACTGTTTTTTGATTGCTTACCATACATCTAACCGCAAATATAATAAATTCATGAGTGCCACTCTTTGACCTTGTGTTTTCTGAAAAACTTCTTGTCATTAAAGGATGACTTTTGTTTTTTAATTTTGCCTTTTTGAGCCCCTAAAAGAGCTAACCCAGAACTTATGGTAAGGTCAAACTTTGTTCTGTTTGTTATCTTATAACCAATCCAATCGTCTAGAGTCTTATTGAAATACATATTACCGAACTCATTGGACTCTGGCTTGACACCCACATGGTTGTGTATGTATGCCTCTATTGCTTGAGCATGAGATTGAATTACGTCTTGAGAGTTCGACGGGATACCTTTTGTTTTCACATTGACCTTTGAGCTTCCTGACTGTAAGTGAGAAGGGCGATCCATTATATACCCATCATACCCTCTTGACTCAAAATACCTTACAATTCCATACTTGTTATTCTCAACTAATAATGGGTACCCATAGTAAAAAGCGCACATCAATACATCCTCATAAAATATACTGGCTAAGTCTGGCCTAGAGGCATACTCAACAACGAACATATTAGAAGGAGCTTTCATATTAAACTTGTTGTACATATGTAGAGCTCCCTTAGAACCCCTGCCGTCAACAGTTTGATCTAGGTCGTAAGAGTCAACTCCCCCAACACCTACCTCTTTGTTTCCTGGGTGTCTCTTTCCTCTTTCAAGCACACACTTATTTCTTTCTGAAGCTTCAGGTTGCCAAGTAACTCGAAACCTTCCGTTAGGGTCTGGAGAGAAAATAACCTCTTTGTCCTTTTCCTTCCACATGAAATTACCCCTAACCACAGGATTAGGAAACATATTGTTATTCCAATCAATCTGCTGGTATATCTTACCTATATTGAATATGCTGCCCTCTATACTATCTCTAAACGCTTCGTCCTCGGTCCAAGGAAACTGCCTTATCACCTCGTTTAATTCAGATGGATCGCTCTTGAGGCTGTCGCGCTCATTCTTCATGTATGTTTTAGCCCCCATGTCTATAATCTCCCCATCTATGCCTTCTATAGGAGACTCAGGGTCATCAACAACTGGGTTGCCGTACCGATCAAAGAACCCTTCTAGGGCCTCATACGCTGGGATGAATATCCTGTATAATCCAGTTTTAGTTCTTCCGTTAGCATTTCTTTCAGAAGGATTTGAATCCTCCCACAAGGCTTTATATTCCGCTCCTCCGTTACCCATTGGGTTTACGGTAGATCCTACCAATGCTTTTCCGACAACCCTTCTACCAACAATAAGACAGGTTCTTTCTATACGCCAAGCTTCTCTAATGTCCACTGGCTTCTCCCATTTACCAGCCTCATCAAGGTATAGCATATGCAACTTCTCCCCGTCATAAGCGTTGTTAGTCGTGTTCTTCCAATTGATGATAGTGTTTAACGCGTCACCAGTCCTGGATGTCTTATTGGATTTGGTTATTCTTTTAGAGGGCTCTCTAAATGCCAACTCCATTCTAGGATTAGTAGTACCATCCTGGATGGGCTTAAAGAAAAAAGGGTACGATTTAAAAATCGGCACCACCTTCTTCATGAAGATGTTTTCCTGGGAGTCTTTACCAGTCTTCGACTGAATTCCAAGAAGCTTGTCTTTAACCTGACTGCCTTCATCAACAAGAACAGAGGAACAGATATTAGTATAGCCAGAACGCCGACACTTAGTATAAAGCTGACCGATACAATTGTCGTCAGCTTCGCATGCAGCCATGTGTATAAAGATCTCACGTTGGAACGCAAGATAGTACGGATATCCGATATCAATCTTTGACCACTGGAGAAGCATGTAATGTCTCCCTGTAATGTACGTAGGCACACCATTGTTGTAAAACCAAACACCGTTACGCCTGCGCTCAAACTCTTTTTCGATAAAAGGAGAAAACTTTTTTCGAAACTCGGAAGGCTTTTCGAACCACTCATCCATACTTCCAGTCCCTTGCAACTCCTTTGGCAAAGGTTGGCGGCTCCACAATTGCAGTGCTTTTGGTTTTTCATGGAAGAGAATTTCCGATCTGGGTGGCTTTTTCGGTAAAGCAACTTCAAGCCCGTGGATCTCGATGACCTCTCCAACTGTGCCGTTAGGGTCGATGACAATATATTCATTTGCTTCTTCCATACTTACCCATATTACCTAGAGATGGCACCCCCTCTTTTGGTTCAGAAAGGTACATGTATCTATCGCAAGGACACTTAACGTCATGTACCACGCCATTTTCTGTTACCTTAATTGAAGCGGAGGATTGTTCTGTTTCGTGGTCTCCACAGCCACATATGTACTTAGACATTTTATTTAACTTTTAATCTTTTTATGGATCTATCTTTAAACTCAGGTATGTAGTCGAATAAGCTTAATGCAAAGTGATTTTCAAGTCTTCGAAACCTGCATACATTTCTAAAGCTATTTATGTTCTCGTTTGTTTTTACGTCAGCTAAATAAGATCCGTAATCAAATGAAATTGGTATGACTCCTGTGCTTTCGTATATAAGCTTTTCTGAGTTGTAATCTAGGATTCTGTTTAAGTCAGGAGGATAGATGACTCCATCTTTAACTTTATCTAGAACTTCCCTTTTGTACCACCTTCCAGCACCTATTCTTCCACACTCTTTAAATTCAAAACCCTTGTTTCTATTGTATATGCTAAATATGTACATAGAGGTGGGCATGCCCGCATCGCTTCCACTTTTTAGCTGTTTTACGGCCAGATCAACTCCGTTTTCTGTAAAAAAATCATCTGACCCCATTGCCATCCAATAGTCCCATTCATCTTTCATAGAAAACTCCATAAGGGCCTGCATCTTATTGGAGACTGGTTTATTTTGAAAATGTATGTATTTAGCCCCAAAAGATGCCGCCATTTTCCTGTGCTCTTCTTCTGATCCAGCAACATACAGGATTAAATCATAGCCATGCCTGTAAAAGTCTTTTGAGGCTCTTTTCATGCCTTCGTAAAACTTTTCTGTTAATTCCAATCTTCCCCAAACTGGGACCGTCATAGCTATTTTCTTCATGATTTTTTTATTTCTTCATAACCACGGCAAAACCATCTAAAATTAAATGTCCGTTCCCGTTATAAACCTGAGTACTAAGGTAAAACTTATACTTTACTTTATCTACTTGCTTTACTACGTACTCAAGCTCATCTCCGATGTAACATGGTTTTAAAAACTTTAATTCTTGAGAGAGGTATATGCTTCCCTCGCCTGGAAAGTCATTTGCGATTATGCTCGATATGAATGAGGAAACCAGCATTCCATGCGCTATCCTCTTTTTAAAAAAAGTTTTTTTAGCGTAGCCTTCGTCTAAGTGAATGGGATTCTTATCTCCAGTTAAATCGGCATAACTGCCTACCAGAGAATCTGTTATAGTTATCTTTTTAGTTACTTCCATTTAGAATAGCCTTATAGACGTCATTAAACTCAACCAGCTGATCATCAGTTACCTTTCCTCTTTCCAGACCCAGTGTATTTTTCTTTATAAATTTTGCTGGTGATCCAACGAAAATACCTCCAGGGGTAATACTTGATTTAGTAGTCACTGTTGAATTCATTCCTATCATAGAGTATGCGCCTATCACTGTTCTTTGATGCACAACAACCCCCAACCCTAAATTAGCCCCCTCCATAACAAAAACGTGTCCTGCTAAAGTTACATTTGCAGATATGTTGGCCTTGTCGCTTATTAGGCAGTCGTGAGCAATGTGGCTGTGATTGAGGATAATTACATTGCTTCCTATTACAGTGGTATTGTCAGATGTTCCGCAGTGTATAGTCGTAAATTCTCTTATAACATTGTTGTTTCCAATTGACACCTTACCTGAAGTTGATCTAAAGTAATCTCTATGTTCCGCTGGGGTCCCTATAGAGGCAAAACCCTCTATCCTGTTGTTATCACCAATAATTACATTAGGGCCTATGTAACAATTAGGACCTATGTAGTTCCCCTTACCTATAATGGCTGAGGGTGATACAATAGATGAACTATCTACTTTGTTATTTGGGTAATCGTAAATCATTGAATTAAATTGTACCCCCGCTAGGATTCGAACCTAGGACCCACAGCTTAGAAGGCTGTTGCTCTATCCAACTGAGCTACGAGGGCATGTGCTCCCTCCAGGACTTGAACCTGGGACCTGCCGATTATGAGTCGGATGCTCTAACCAACTGAGCTAAGAGAGCTTATAGTTTATACGGTGAAATTCGCTTGTATTGTTTTGATTCTCTAGGTATTCCGCAGAGCAGTCGTAATCGTCCCAGTATATAAGTCCACTAGGTTCATTTAGAGAATCTTTCTGCAAATCCTCCCGAATAGTCTTTTTCTTCTTCGATTTTTCCATTTTCTTTAAGGTCTTTCACCATCTGCTCTAGCTTTTGTCTTTCAACAATTAGCTCTTTGCAGTCTATGGCTGTTTGCTTTACTGATTGTAATTCTGCCTTTCTAGCTGATCCGTTTATCTCTGGGTCTACTGGTTTTTTAATCTCTTCTATCATGTTCTCTATAGCTATAGCCATGCTATCCATAAGCTTCTCAGAGGCTTGAGCTGTATTAAACTTGCTTGTAGAGGATTTCCGAGATTGCGACCCTGTAATATTCTTTGCCATCAATTTTAATTCTATAGTCCCTATTTTTCTTAAAACCTACAACGTCTCCCTTGATCAATGATAACTCTTCAATATCCATAGAGACAACCCCCTTAGTAACTGGGCTTTCTTTAAGGGTTACCAATTTAATAGCCCCTTCATCTTCTTCTTCGACCTCTTCGAAGGGCTCTAATAATGCCCACCCATAAAGAGTTTTAACCTCCTCTGTATTTTGGTCTTTGTATGCTATAGCCTGGTTAGTGGAAGCTTGTACTTCATTGTAAAAGACCAGATACTTATTTTCCTCTCCAGGCATTATCTGCCCTTTGTCTAACACTACGTGGTGATGGAAATAAAGGGTATCGCCAGGCTTTACGCCTGTCTCATATCTGGCTGGAGTGCCGTGGACCTTAGCTTCAGTAGCCCTGTACTTAAACTCGTCAAACCTAGTATCTACATACAACTCTAACCCTGAATCGGTGGTTATAGTATCGTTTACATGTTTGTCGAGCTCTATTATAAAAGAGTCGAGTGCTTGCATTAAAAACTTAAATCAAATTCAATTATACACGGCATTTCGTCTACCGCTTTCCACAAAGATACACCTTCTTCGTCTTTGATGTAGACAAGGTACCTGTTCTTTGAGAATTTATGCAGAAACGATTCGTCGTGCACTATTGCTTCGACCTTTCCTCCTCCAGCTCGCATACCGACGAAATAAGCCATTCCGTCCTTGGGTTCTTTCCCAATTACAATCTTTCTAATAAGTCCTTCCATTTTAATTTAAGGATATTCCGAGATCACCAAGAAGCCCCTTTAAACTATCCTCTGGGTCCTCGAAGGTTTGGTCCATAATCGCTTTTATGGTTTCCAGTTCTTCGATAGAGTCCAGGTTGTAGCTAAACAAGGACTTCATTTCAACTTGGTCTTGATCTTCAAATTCAACTTGCTCTAACAACCCAAAAACAAAAGAGCTGAGAACCCTGTCAGAGTATCCTTTGTCTAGGATAAACTCCTCTATTTCGTTTATCTTTGAGTAGATTTCAGAAAGGAATTCAGCGTCTTCGTAGTTCATGTTAGATTTTTTACTAAGATACAAATTAATTAATGCCTAAGTCTAGAGTCAAGAGAAAGCGGTTATTCAGGGAGGTGTCGTTTTTAGAGGATAAATATGTAGGTAACAACTACTTGAAAAGCCTTAGGGAATGCAGGACTGTGTTCTGCGAGTCAAACGATATATCATTCAGCCATTTAGAATTTCTACTGTGGGCTTACGACAAAGAGTTCTGGACTATAAACTACGCCTCTAGCGAGTATGGGTTCAACAAGCACAACTTCTGTAACAGAATCCTATACCCTATGGTAAGGAGTGGGTTTGTTTACAAGCATTTCGATAAACTTACACCTAGCGGAACGGCTGACGATCATTTATTCAGAGAAGAGACTAAGTACAACTACAGGGTGAGATACGGAATCACTCAGAAAGCTAGGCTTCTGGTTCAAAGATTTTATAACACTCTTCACGAAAAAAGCCCTGGTCAAGAAGCCTAAGCTCTTTGTACTTCTTCACTAGTTGTTTCCTAGGGTTATATTTAGGGTACACCCTTGGGGATCTTTTGATGTAGGAATTATATGAGTGAATGTTGGTTCCGTCTTTAACATCAAAACAATCGAATGGTTCTGAGCTTATAGTTATAGGGCACCCATCATCACCCCACTTTTTAATCAAAGCGTCGTTGATTCTTCCATCAAAATTATGAGTCTGATTTGGCGCGTACAGATCCCTAAATTTCATTGCGTTCACCATGCTGTGTGTTAAGTAAAACTGCCCTGAAGAACATAAGTGTTGTTTCTGTCTGGTTTTAAAAACACACGTATCCTGATATTTATTATCAGTGTGAACTATGGTAAACCTATTGCTTCCAAAGGAAACCTTTTTTTCCCTCCCCATTGACTCTATACAGAGGTCCCAGTATCTGTAATCGTTAAAGTTATTACTGCCTAAACCGCATATGTAATCTGAATTACTGTACAGAGCAGCGTCAAAAGCAAAAGAGAATTTCAACCCTAGCGGTTCATTATTAATCCTCATGTGGTCTAGACCCAAGAAGTCAGCATACCTCTTCTGATCTTCTTCATCTCCGAAAACAATACCTTTAGCTTTATGCCCAGCGACATTAAACCTATCTATTACTTTCTTCATGTGCCACATAGACATCCGAGTAATCTCTGGACGCTTGTGATACAGCATAAAGAAACATACTGACCTATAGTTCATTTTAATTAGTTTGATTCATACAACCAGAGGTTGCCTACGTAGTACTTATCATCTGGATCTGTTCCTGCTTCGCTGCTGCCGTAGACAAACAAACTAGAAGTGCTAGTAAATTCTTTTGCTGGGGTTGTATATCTTTGCCACTCTCCTTTAGTAAGGCTTTGAACACCTGTATCTTGATTATTACCAAACTTGATAGACAGAAGGTTATCTACTGTGTCGTTAGATGAAGGAACAAGAAGATCCGTGACAACTATATAGGTTTTTCCGTTGCCTTGAGCGTTACCGCCTAAAGTTGTCGCCATATTGCGTTGAACCCAAAAGAACCTGCTGTCAGTCCCTAAATTTCTTGACGCTTCTAACACATCGTTTAACACAAGTGAATTATCGTCAGAGACAGTATCAACATTTCCAGTTATTTGAGCAACACTTCCACCACTACTACTCGCCCACCCATCTGTATTCGAAGAAAAATCAGCTGTATACACAAGAGTGTATCCAGTAGGGGTTCCTGGAGCGTCGGTACCTGGGCCTGTTGCTGATCCTGTAGCACCTGTAGCACCTGTAGCACCTGTGGCACCCGTAGCTTCCGATGTCGCTACTGTATTAAATGACTCAGATGGTGTGGTAGTTGTTCCGTCACCGTTTGTTGCAATAGCTCTGTGGTAGTAGGTTTGCCCCGCAGTTAGGCCAGTAACATCTGCGTCAAAAGGGGAAGTCTCTATAGGGCTTATGTTAACGGTTGTTTTAGTGCTAAAGTCAGAGTTTGTGTCATATTCAAACTTCTGAGCAGTAACAGTGGTGTCGCTGGAGAACGAAGCGCTAAAAGTAGCTGTGGTTTCGCCTACACCTGAAACATCTAGAAGCCTAACAATAGGGGCGGAGGTTGACGCTGTTACTTGCCCCGCGCTTTTAGTCATTTTATTACCTAGTCCTAACATATTACTTTGTATTGTGTTTTGCCGTCTTCGTCCCTAAAAGCTTGAAGACACCTATTGCGATTTTTAGTATAGTCCACATAACTAACGTGAACCCAGTCTGGATTGTCCTCATCACCAAACTCCCAGATAAGTTGATCAAAGTTAAGATTGTCTTTGATATAATGAAAGAGTTCACCGTTTCTAACACCCCCGAATACATCGCAGTCAATATCGAGAGCTTGTCCGAGCACGTGCTGAGAACGCTTTGAGCCGCCGATTGCAGCGTTGAGTTCAGGCGAGCGATAGCCGCTCGACACGTATAAAGGAACTCTGAGATGATTACGAGCAGGTTGGAAAACATTTAGTGCTATTCTTTTTAAATTATCTAACTCAAATTCAGAAGGAGTATTATCAATTCCAAGTCGTTTTGCAGTGGAAGATCTAACTACCTCATTTACAGATAGATTCGGAGATAGTTGTAATTTTTTTTGGTTCATTCCTTGACTTGTATCGTTTTTTAGTCGTATACTGAGATCAGCAAACACAAATCTACAAAATAATTCCTCGTTATGAATAATTCAATCTTGATCTTAATCCTAAGCCTTACGCTATCTATCCACAGCTTCTCGCAAGACGTATTTCAAACCGCAACTTCTAAGATGCTGTTCTTCTCCTCCTTTAATGAGGATGTTGATTACATCGTTATCTGCGAACGTGAATCCTTGGAGATGGTTGGAGGGATGCGTAACGTTCCCTTCTCTAACCCTCACACATTCTTTGCTCCAGGAGAATTTGTTGCTGTAGGGGTGTCGATGAATCCAGACGGAACATACGCGTTAATTACTGACCCGTTCATTTTTGACGTAACGGACTGGACGGTAAACCTTAATGTAATCGAGCTTTAATTAAAGTTTTCTCATCTTGCCCATCTCAATGGCTTTGCGGATGATCTCATCAAACTCACCCTCCTTAAGCCTAGGTGGTAGCTTTTCTCCCTGTGGTTTACGAGATGAGGTATAAGCTCTGTTTTTTAGCTTTTCTATCTCTGATTCGTAGAACTCTTCGGCTGATTCTCGCCCCTTATCTGAAACTTGATCCAAGCCAGCGTAGGAATCATCTTCTTTGTTGAACAATAGTTCTGGGTCTCTAAAGTCTCCAGAGAATGATGTTTGTTTTTTCTCTTTACGGAGTCTATCCATCATTTCTTTTAGCTCTCTGCCCGAAATGGAACCCGCCTCAAGAGCTTCTAAAAGTCCTTTTACTTTTTCAGGAGCTTTGGATTCTTCTTCCATTGGACCCCCATCTTCATATAGCTTCCCTCCAGCCATATACTCTTTGATCTTACTGAGTAGCTTAAAGTCTTCCGCGCTAAGCTTGCCGTCCTTGTTTTGGTCGAGTTTGGTTTGACCACCAGTTAGGTATTGCTTGCCTCCGTATTTATATGCTCTCATAGTACAAATATAACTTATTTATTTTTGCCGCCGCGAGCTCTTCGATCACCAGGGGAGTCAACCTTGCTTCCTCTATTGGATGCAGCACTCTTAAATCCAACGATCCTACCTCCTTTATGGTAAGCATCTTTACCATCACCGTTTCCGTAGGTCCCATTATCGCGATTGTACTTATTTAGTTCCGCTCGCTTAGCCTTCGCTTTACCACCGCTACCGTACTTCTTGTACTCTTCTTTGTAGTTACGCTTCTTAACTTTCACCTTAATTCCTTTTTAATAGGGATTTTTTTACGGCCTTGATGGTTTTCTTACCCTTCTTTATGCCATCCTTAAGATTTTTCTTTGCTTGTTTTTTTTGACCCTCAAAGGTGAATCCACCCGCCTGGTCGTAAGCTTTTTGAAGATCTTTGCCTTGCCTTTTCTCTTCTCGCAGACGCTTCAGCTGCTTTCTGGCTGTTTGCCTTATGGACTTCTTTACTGGGTTCATACTGCAAATATAATTATTCCTTAATAGATAGTATCGGGTGAACAACGCCACTCATGATCATTAAGACCACGCAATAACAAATAAGTCCAGTATTAGATAAATGGGCCAATCCAATAACCCCTACAGAGGCAAACACACCAAACATGATTCTTGCTAGAATCCCTAATGTTACCACCCCTACAGAAGATGGTCCTAGAGAGTTTTTGGATAGAATGTGAAACACGCTACCAATTATACAATAGATGGACCCTACAACGAATCCTAGTATGGTTCCTATAAGCATAGTTTTTGCCCCTTCACAGTTGAAAGTTACAGATTTTCTTTGTACTAACAAAAAAACCTGCTCAAGAAGCTTAATAAACACTTAAGAAGCTCTCATAAGCGCCTAGCTGCTCGGCGAAGTTACAGTAAAAAACTTAAAAAGTCAAGCCCCTTACCTGATTTTACGCATTAAGTTATTCACGTTGCTATAGAACAGCATGAACCCGCTAAAAAAAGGGGTTAGAAATATAGATCCTGGGGATTATACGTACCTACTAACACACGCGTCGCATATACCGAAACGGAATCGTTAACCCCGTAGGGGTTAAAGGCATCAAGGGTCGCCAAAACATTTCAACCCGTAGGGTTGTGGCAATATGTTTACCATTGAGGTATCAGGTAGGGTAGCATCATAGATGCTGAAGTCGCATCGGTTGTCTTAGACCTTGGACAATCACCACCTAGCCTTAGGCTAACATCACATCACATCTCATCAGACGTCACACTACGCATCACGACACACATCATGACGTTGCAGGTCGTTACGTGCACATGCGGATTTCGCGTGATTTCGCAGTCGCATTATGCGCAGGAAAATGGCGGGTGAAATCAGTTCCATCAAAATTTGGAATTACGCTTCTCTCAATCGTAACTTTGTGGCTCAGCAATTCCGCTGAAATCATAAATCTTACGTCATGTCAAAGACATCACAAACATCCCGAGTAGACCTCCTGAAGGAGGTAAAGTCAAACGTCAACGCTGTATCGTTCTCTCCAACGGAGAGTCGTAAAGCAGATGCTCTAAAGAGCATTGACACCTTACGTAGCTTCGTTGAAGCTATCGACCTTCCCAAGCCGAAGGCAACCAAGTCAAAGTCTAAACCGAAGGTTACCAAGTCAGATGACATGATGGCTGAACTGCTCAAGCAGTTCTTGATGTCCAACCCTTCTCTCTTAGAGAAGCTAACCGACGATGAGCCGCCATTCGAGCCAGACCCTAAGCCGAAGGCTAAGCGAGTCAAGAAGGCGAAGGTCAAAGCCGCTGCTAAAGCAGCTAAGGTCAAGTCACCTAGACGTAACACCACGGATGGTCTTGAGCTTGCTCAAGCCAAGACCACTACATCTAAGGATGTTGGGTCGGTCAAACGAACGAAGGTCGTTCACGCTGTGACGGGAGGTGACGCCATGCCACTTGAGCCACGTAAGGAAGTTACACTTCCCGAAACGAAGTCTCGAAAGCAAGAGGCGATGCTTACCCTCTTAGAGGGTGAAACACCTCAGGAAGCGATGGCTCGACACCGCTCTGCTCAGATAGAGGCGGAGCGCATCGAGGCTGAAGCCTTGATAGCGGATACTGCACCTGACATGATGGAGCCGTCATTTGCTCCTGCTGTGTAAGGCAACAACAAATTACCCTTAAGGGTAGAAAAATAAATTTGGAATAACGGAAAGTCTGTTATACCTTTGTAATCGTCGATGGCAACGAAGCTATCTACATCATAAACACATCACGTCATGAACAACAAACTCATTGCGCTTATTGACCTCTTCGAGGTGACCTCAGCTGAGGCAGTCCGCAACTGCGGAGAATTCGATTCATTAACCTGTGACGAGCAGATGCTCATCATGCAACACATCACATCATGAGTAAAATCAAAGTTGGGACTTGTGTCCTGTACAACATACATGGCGATAGCCGTGTAGGACGTGTCACACGGATCGAAAAGACTTTTGGGCGAAGAGAAAAGTATGGGGTTGAGGTTGACTCCGTGTCATCTGACGAGTACTATGTGTTAGACCTAGACAACGGGCAGTTTGCCTACCACACTCAAGTAAGAAGTGTAGTAGATTAATCTACTAAGAAATTAAATTTGGAATTACGAAATCTGTTCCTTACCTTTGTAGGGCGGTCAGCAACTCAGCTGTATTGTTAATCATAAATCACATCACATGAATACATCAAACGTATGTCATGACTGGGCTTTCAGCCTTGTCAATCAGGTAGCTAACGCTATCCAACGAGGCGAGAATCACTACGCTTCTAAGCACCCAACACATGGCTTTCAGGTCATCTTAGACTTGGGTAATGTAACGCCACAACGATGTGGCACGTATTCACAGCAACGCTTCTATGCCGTGTCATTGGCTCAGGGCATCGTGCGTTCTCAACTTCAGCAGAATGTATAATCACTTCCTAGAATGCTCACTTGACGAATTGGTTCTTGCATATGAGCACTTCACATACATCAAGGACTACGAAGGGTGTCACCTAATAGGCGAAGCGTTCGACCAAATGGCAACCCTAGACTTAAAAGGATTCATGATATGAAGAAACCTGAATACAAACATGACATGACAGATGCTGAATACTCTGTATTCCTCGAAGCTGTCCTCAATCGTTTTACTGCACAATGCAGAGGTGAGATACCCGTTGACCCAATAGAGGTGAGGCGAGCACCAAACAAATTTTTAAATCCATTTTTAATAATGTCACAATGAAATGTACACACAACACACTAACCCACTTGCTGGGTGCATGGGACAGACTAGAAGTAGTCGGAATCAACCCCGATAATCACAAGTCCATACTCACGAACACCTTACTGCCTCACCGCAATGAGTTCGGAAAGAGGCAAGTC